CATTTATTAACGGTACAGATGCAATGAAAACGGAACAGACCACCGCAGAAAGGATGTGTTACATAGTGAATGACAAAGACCTTTCCCAACAGGCTAAAGAATACTTTGCCCAAATCAGGAAAACGGATCGTTTGATCCATCGGCTTGATAGTACCATTGCAACCTTGCGTTCCAGCTTGACTTCTACCGGAAGCCAACTGAAACAGGACAAGGTTCAGACTTCAGGCCCCAAGAATACCCTTGAAGAAACCATCACCAAGATTATTGATCTTGAAGCCAAGATCAATGCCCGGATTGATGAACTTGTGAGCATGAAACAGGAAGCGTTCACCATGATCAACCGGATTCCTGACCTTGATCAGCAAAATATTCTGATCGGGCGCTATATTCAGTTGAAAAAATGGGAAGATATTTCTGAAGAACTGAATTATTCTATGCAATGGGTTTTTGAACTTCACGGAAAGGGTTTACTTGCTTTTGCCAAGGCAAACAGCGACTTTCTAAACAACCGAGAAAACCAGAGTACCACCGGTTCCAAACAGAGTAAAGAATCGGTAGAATAGTAAATAAGAAATTGCGCCTACGGGAAACCGGGGCGCTTTTTCTATGCCTGATGAAAGGGGTGAATACCTGTGACACCAAGACAGCGGAAGTTCTGTGATGAATACCTGATCAGCGGCAATGCTACGGATGCGGCAATCAAGGCGGGGTATTCGCCCAAGACCGCAAAGCAAACGGGTTCTGAAAACCTTGCAAAACCTGACTTGAAAGCGTACATCGAAACCGAACTTGAAAAACTTCATTCGGCCAAGATCGCTGATGCTGAAGAAGTCATAAAATACCTGACTTCGGTAATGCGGGGTGAACATACTGAAGAAATCCCGATCCTGTGCGGTGACGGTTGCCAAGAATTGACGCAGAAAGAGGTTGGAGCCAAGGAAAGGCTGAAGGCCGCTGAACTGATCGGCAAGCGTTATGGTATGTTCACGGACAAGGTAGGTGTGGAAGGGGCCGTTCCGGTGATTATCACGGGGGATGATCAACTTGAAGATTAGCCCACAGGCCAAGCGGGTTCACCTTCCTGAAGTGGTTGGCAAGGGTTACGGAACCTTCTGGAACTTCAAAGGCCGTTACCGGGTGTGTAAGGGAAGCCGTGCTTCCAAGAAATCCAAGACAACGGCCCTGAACATCATCAAACGGATGATGCAATACCCGGAAGCCAATACCCTTGTGGTTCGTAAGGTGTTCAGAACCTTGAAAGATTCCTGTTTCACCGAACTGAAATGGGCAATCAACCGCCTTGGGGTTTCAGCCTATTGGGAAATCAAAGAAAGCCCCCTTGAAATGACCTACCTTCCCACCGGTCAGAAGATTTACTTCCGGGGCCTTGATGATCCCCTGAAGGTCACTTCAATTACGGTTGAAATAGGGTTTCTGTGCTGGTGCTGGATTGAAGAAGCATACGAAATCATGAATGAAGCTGATTTTGATATGCTGGATGAATCCATCCGTGGTGCTATCCCGGAAGAAACCGGCCTGTTCAAGCAAATCACGCTGACGTTCAACCCGTGGAACGAAAAGCATTGGATCAGGAAACGCTTCTTCGGGGAGATCACCGGCAAGGATGCCCAAGGGAACCCCACATACAAGTTCCATGATAGCTGGATCAGCCCGGATGGGCAGATTTACGCCACAACCACCAATTACCTGTGTAATGAATGGCTGGACACGGCGGATTTGAAGGTGTTCAACACCATGAAGGAAAACAACCCCCGCCGCTACAAGGTGGCTGGCCTTGGGGGTTGGGGCATTGTGGATGGCCTGATTTTCGATAATTGGCGGGAAGAAGCCTTTGATTATCTGGCTATTTCCAAAAAGCCTGATGTGAAAAGCGCCTTTGGCCTTGACTTCGGTTATACCAACGATCCCACGGCCCTGTTCTGTGGGCTGGTGAGTGAGAAGGAAAGAACCATTTGGGTGTTTGATGAACTGTATGAAAAGGCCCTGACGAACCGGGCAATCTGTGACCGGATCACCGGCATGGGCTACGGCAAGGAACGGATTAAGGCCGATTGTGCCGAACCCAAGAGCATTGATGAATTGCGGGATGCTGGCCTTCATCGTATCAGAGCCGCCCGGAAGGGCAAGGACAGCGTGAACAACGGAATCCAGTACATTCAGGGTTACACCATCATTGTTCATCCCCGATGCGTGAACTTCATCACAGAGATTTCAAACTACACATGGGCAGAAGATAAGTTCGGGGCCAAGATCAATGTTCCCATTGATGATTTCAACCACCTGATGGACGCTATGCGTTACGGGCTGGAAGATATGTTGGTTGGCCCCGCCTTCAGCTTCGACTAACAACATGATAGTAACAAAACACACGAAAAACGCACGGTTTCCGTGTGTTTGTGTTTATTAAGCAATGAAGAAAGGCGGTAAGTGAATATGTTTCTGGATAACGCTATGGAGCGTATCAACCGCCTGATCCTTCAGGGTGGGCGAACCGGCATGACTGAAAATCAGTTCTTCGCCGCTGAAATCAAGGAATGGAAGAATAGTCAGCGCCGCAAGGATCAGGTTATGGGTGATCTGTACTATGAAGGACAGCATGACATTCTTCAGCGTCAGCGCACAATCATTGGTGAAAACGGTCAACTTCAGGTGGTGACGAACCTTCCGAACAACCGCCTGATTGATAACCAATATGCCCTGATGGTGGATCAGAAAACCAACTACCTTGTGGGCAAGCCCTTCACCCTGAACTGTCAGGATAAGGGTTACACGGATGCCTTGGGCAAGGTTTTCAACAAACGGTTTTACCGGCTTCTGAAATATGTTTGTGAAGATGCCCTGAACGGTGGCCTTGGCTGGCTTTATCCTTACTACAATGAAGCTGGTGAATTGTCCTTCAAGCATTTCCCGGCCTATGACATTCTTCCTTTTTGGGCTGACGATGATCACACCATCCTTGATTGTGCGATTCGTTACTACACCCAAGAAGTGTGGAACGGCTACCAGAAGGAAAAGGTGGAGAAGGTGGAAATCTTCAAAGCCGATGGCATTTACCGGTATATCTATCAGAATGATATGCTGATTGCCGATGTGGAAGCCGGTGAACACGAAAACTATTTCATGGTTGAGGAAGAAGGCCAAGAACCCAAGGGGTTCAACTGGACAAGGATTCCGCTGGTTCCCTTTAAGTATAACAAACAGGAAATCCCCCTGATCCGCCGTGTGAAAACCCTTCAGGACGGAATCAACACCATGATTTCCGACTTTGAAAACAACATGCAAGAGGACGCACGGAACACCATTCTGGTTCTGAAGAACTATGACGGTGAAAACCTTGGTGAGTTCCGCCACAACCTTTCCACTTATGGAGCCGTGAAGGTTCGTGAAGATGGCGGGGTTGAAACCCTTCAGGTTGAAATCAACGCAGAGAACTACAAGGGCATTTTGGAACTTCTGAAGAAATCCCTGATTGAAAATGCCCGTGGCTATGATGCCAAGGATGATCGTTTGAGTGGCAACCCCAACCAGATGAACATTCAATCCATGTATTCTGACATTGACCTTGACGCAAACGGCATGGAAACCGAGTTCCAAGCGGCCTTTGAAGAACTGTTGTGGTTCATCAATCAGGATTTCAGCAACAGGGGCTTGGGCGATTATGAAGGCGCTGAACTTCAGATCGTGTTCAACCGTGACATTCTAATCAATGAAACGGAATCCATTGAAAACTGTTCCAAGTCCGTTGGTATTCTGTCCACGGAAACCATTGTGGAACAGCACCCGTGGGTTACGGATGTTGAAGTGGAGCTGGCCCGGTTGCGTAAGGAAAAGGATGAAGCAATGGAACAGGCACAGGAATACGCCGGGGCCTTCCAGACCGGCAACCAGAACAAAGGTGACAATGGCGAGGGTGAATAACCCCCGCCATTTCACAATATATGCCGGGGTAGACATTGAGTGTGGCGGGGTGCTATTACTCCTACCCGCCAAAGGG